TTCTCGATCCATATCCTCTTCGCCTCGAAATCAAAGGTGGTCTCGTCCCTGCACGCTTCACGTTGGTCTTCATCACTAGCAACTATCAGCCAAGCGAGTGGTATCACAACGAACAGGGACTCAGAGACCCAGAGATGGCAGCTCTTGCAAGGCGTTTGGATAACTCTGGCGCTGTCGCTGGTCCTAAGTTCATCTACACAGACAACAGAGTAGAGCTGCATCAGAAACTCGACCTGGCGCTGCAAATCGCAGACTTGGAACCTAAGCCGGATCACAAGATCAGCGGACCTCAGCCTCTCAAAGCACCAGCAATCGTCGTGGCAGCTGCAGCAGCTCCGTTGATGGTCCCTCCAAGGTCTAAGACGCCGATAATCATTACTGACGATGAGATGCTTCAAGCTGAAGAGCAGATCCACTGCACGCTAAAGCGTCAAAGAGCTACGCTCGGACTCAGGACACCAGCAGAGAAAGAGACTCCAAACGCAATGATGGACGAGAATGGAGACTGGTACGTTAGAGAAGAACTGATGCCTCAGTACAATGCGCCTAAGCCTCTTTGAAACACTTAAAAATTGTAAACAGATGAAAATTTCTGTGATCTCTTTAAAAACCTTAAAGGAAAAAAAAAGAAAACACTTTTTGAACTTTCAATCAAAGTAGCGAATGCGAGACGAGGCTGTAAGAAGATCAACGAACATTGTTGCTCCAGAGACATAGGTAAAGGCAACAAGGTAAATAGCGCCAGTCTGAATGTCCCCAATGTTTCCAGCATTAGATCCAAACTGAGTCTCGAGCTTGGTCTTGACGAAAGTAGACCAATGATAGGACTGTTCGCCATTGTTGTCAAAATTGACAACCTGATTGCGAAGGATGGTAAAGCGAGAACGATTGGCCATGTTAATACCAGAATTGAAAACAGGAGCTCCAGAGACATTCATCGAAAGAATGTTTGCGACAGCAGGGAAAGCTCCATTGGGCTGGCGATCGTAAACGATCATGAGACGAGCAGTGTTGCCAGTAGGAGCAGAGCCCTTAAGAATAAGGTCAGCATCTACCTTGATAGACTTAATCAGGATCTTTGTGCCAATGCGATTGTAAGCAGTAGCTCCTTGTTGTACACAGTTAAGTTCGGTAATCCCAGCAAAAGCAGTAGCAGGCTCAGCTCCAGTAATGCCAGTAACACCTACAAGCCCATAGGGAGATGTAGTAACAGGACGTAGAATATCTACATCAAAGAACTTGACCTCTCCACGTCCCATCTGGCCATGACCCACAGCATACATAGGGATGCCACGATTAGAAGTAGAAACAAGGCGAGCACGAGCAAAGGAGGCTTGACGATTGAGAGAACTCGCAACAGCAGCGTTCTGAATCTGCTGGGCAACAGAGTTGCTAAAGGTCCGAGTAACCGGCTGACGAACAACGACGATAGGGCGCTTAGAAGACATGTTATCACTTTATAAAATTCTTCCTTTATCTTCTTTGGTTTTAGTTTCAATTTATAATAAAAATGAATTATTTTTATCCTTATAAAGAAGATAAAATTTTTCGGGTGAAAGGTTCTTACGAACCTTTCATATGAAAAGCTTGTTACCGCTCCCAGCACAACATGTCAGTGAGGCTGAGTGACTCGGTGCCTGCGGCACCTCAAACAAAGAAAAGGAGTGTCGCTCTACAAACGTCATAGCAATTGTAATTTGACACGGGGTGACACGAGGTGGTGGTAATACTAGAGCCACCACCTCGTGAATCTGAGAGGTATATAATTTTGCTAATGCAAGTATACAAAGTGAGCGGGGCCGTCGGCCCCTTAATCCGAATAGATAAGCATTACTCTATTAGGAAAGGCGCGCAACCCCCGCGCCTTTCCTATTTGGGGTATTGTTCACAATTGGCAATTAGAAAACTCGCTGAAAACTGGCGTGAAACAAACTGAGAATAGCTGAGAATTTAAAATAGTTACACGTCACTGATGACTCACTCAATTAGATTTATAAAGATATTTTTCATTTTATTTTTCATTTTTCCACCAACAAAGTGAGTGAAGTGAAGCATTTTGAAAACATGGCAGCAGCTAACGCAGCAGCAGCAGCACCGGTCTCGGAATCAAGGGCGCCTCAGGCACGTCTTGGTGCTTTACTTGGAACAATCCAACGAATCGTGTTCTCTTTCCAGACGGTCTTCCAGCTTGCATCAAGTATATCGTCTACCAAGTGGAGAAGGGAGAACAAGAGACGACGCACCTTCAGGGATTCATCCATTTCGCTCGTACAGTTCGTCTATCAGCCATCAAGAAGATCGAATTCAAAACACCAGAAGGCGCGACGATCAAACCATTCGAGGGAGCTCACTTGGAAATTGCAAAGGGGAACGCAGAGCAGAACAAAGCTTATTGCACAAAGTCTGAGACGCGCCTCGAAGGGCCATGGGAACTTGGAGATATGCCAAAAGGACAAGGCGATAGGACCGATCTAAAAGCAGCAGCTATGGAACTCATGGCGAGCGGCGACATCAGGAAGATAGATCCTGCAGTGTTTCTCAAATACGCTTCTGGATGTCTCAAACTCGCTGCTCTCGCTCCACCTCCACGCAGAAACAATCTCAAAGTGATCTCGATCATCGGCAAGACAGGGATTGGAAAGAGCTGGAGCGTTCACGACCTCTATCCAGACGTCTATGTGGTCAACATGGGCAACAGTGGTCTCTGGTGGGATGGATACACTGATCAGAAGGTCGTTCTCTTCGAGGAGTTCAAAGGACAAGTTCAGCTGCAGAAGCTTCTTCAAATTCTCGATCCATATCCTCTTCGCCTCGAAATCAAAGGTGGTCTCGTCCCTGCACGCTTCACGTTGGTCTTCATCACTAGCAACTATCAGCCAAGCGAGTGGTATCACAACGAACAGGGACT